ATTGACTCCGGCCATTTTTCATTTTTTCGTCTTGGGCTAATATTTTTAGCCACGACTCGATGAATGCTATCACACTCAAGGTTGAACAGTATCTTACATCAAAGCATTTTTCAATGCTTCGCCGTTCCCGCACTAAGTCGCTTTTACCGCCTAGTCCAAGCAGCCACGCTGCTCTAAGCCTCGGTTAGCATACCCCTTATTAAGGTTTTCGGTCTAGCATTCCCTGGCTCTTTTTTGGTGAGTTTTTTACACCAAGTGTAGTGTATAACACCTAGTGTAGTTTATGCACTTAGTTCCAAAAATACACCGATATACGTACCTATACCCGCCTAGCACCACGAACAATTTTTTACAATTTTTTTGAAAAAAAATATTTATAACCTTTTGCGCCAATAGCGTACTCTCTTACCCATGACCTTTTTGTATTTATCTTCCATTGAATCTGCTTGTTTAATTTTACGCATATACTTATGCACCCCGCAAGAATGCAATTGAGTCCATCGGGCAGGTACAACTTCGTTTACCTTCCACATAACTTCCTCGTTAGTTCTCCATTCGTCAAAATAGTCCGAGTCTGCTAACTCCTGCAAACGGTCTAAATATAATGTCTTTTTACTTTTTGGGCCAAATACTGTTCTCATAATCTTCTTCTCTCCATTACTCTTCCACCAACACCTGTATTAGAGGGTCTATTGATTTTGGCTTTACCACCTAACCATTGTCCACCCGTCATAGTTTTCATAACTACCGGCATATCGGGAATCTTATATGTAAATTGGTCTATTGCGTGTGCAAGAGCCATTACTGTATCGTTGTGAACACCTAAGTCCACTATCACGCCATCACGCCAAGCGTGAAGTCTTAATTCTTCTAGGATAATCTCAACCATCCTACGGGTTTCATCATCACCATAAGGAAATGCAATCATCTCTCTCTCAAACCAAACTCTAAGCCTGTTTAGCAATCCTTGCTTGAGTGTTCTGTTGCCTACCTTACTAGGTCTATAATCCACTACCGCACCTTTTTGTGCAAGCAAACTTTCGTACATCTGTTGAAAACCCACATCCTCAACTGCTACTCCACAGTTACCATATCTCTTAGACCATTCGATTAACATATCCGCTTGCTTATCCGGTGGGAAATCGTTACGCCTCCACATATTTACAAAATGAATAAATCCTTGTTCGTCTTGTCTAAGACATATCATTACGCTGTAATCTTTACCAAGACCATGTGCAGGGTCAAATCCTATAATATATCTGTTGTTATCTAACCTATCAGTTTGTATAGTGTGTTCCATGATAAGATTCTTACGAATTAAGTTGTTAGGATATACCGAAGCGTCATCGTCAACAACCCTACATAGGTATTCCTGCGAAAACTCCAAGTCTCCTATTGCTTCTTTCTGTTCTAACAAAAACTTTACACTACGGTATTCCGGCCAAAGTGCTTTAGGCTCAATATCCCCATCACTAGATTTCCATTCATCATAGTTTACTATACTGCCCCAAGTACCACTTTTCCAAGTCTTTTTACTTAACATTTCAGTATGGTACAAATCAGTCATAGACATAGGTGTACCAACCACGTAAAACGTACTTCCGGGCGAAAGCATAGGGGAAATTGCCTTCCTAAACCATTGTTGTAAAGTGTGAGGATTCATTTCATCAGAATCAACTAACACATCGTCAAATGCTACACAAGCAGGGTGTTCACCACGAATCGCTGAACCTACTGATGTAGCCATTATCCAAGACCCATTGGTAAAATACATTTCAGTTTTATTACCTCTTTTCGGGTCGAGATACCTAGACAACTGAGGATGTTGTTTCATGTCCTCTCTAATCTCTTGTAATCTTCTAATAGCAGTATCTTTACTCGCAGAAATCAACCAACAAGTAAAGGGTTTACCATTTGCCTTCTTTTCAAACAAACATTGATGTAATAGTTTTACCCTAAGAGTAGTAGACTTACTATGGTCGCGTGGTGCAATAATACAAACACGATGCACTTCTGCACCCTTTCTATCACCGTACATTTCCATCCATTCTCCTATGTGGTCGCCCCAAGTATAACCTAACCATTGGTAGAAATACTTAATGTCTTTTCGACTACGTTCCATAGAAAAATCTTGCATAAAACCCATAATATCACCTCGGATGTAAATCTTTCTTTCCACAGTAAGGACACTTACCTTCAACCGCCAAGTGCATTTGCATACGTGGGGCTTCCCACCCACACGACCAACACTTAGCAGAAGTCCATCTCATTCATGTACCACCGGCGCAAACAGGCTACCAATTAACCCTTCTTCTTTATCTATAATATATGCAGACAACCCTGCTTTAGCCATAACATATCCGTTACGACTATGGTATCTATCTTCACCTGCAAGACTAGGAAGTTGTATAATCAAACAACCACCCGCTTCTCGCATTTGTTGATGATGTAGATGTCCATGAAACCAAAGTTTGTGAGATGTTTTACCCCACGCACTTCTTTCTTCGTGAGCCATCAAAGCATTTAGTTTATTCATAACTTTACCATCACCGTGAGTAAATCCAATCAAATTATTACCGTATGTAACATATTGTCTAATTTCGGGAGAAACTACTACGTTTACATCCTCACAATCTTTGTAATAAGCGTCAAGGTACATCATTAACATAATACTTGTATGTCTATCGTGATTACCACCCATAAATATTAACTCAACATCAGAAACAGTCCTCAAAAGGTCAATATGTTGTCTAGCCAAATCACAACCTTCCATCAATATTTGTGCAGGCGTAGCGGCCATATCTTGTGCCGTACCCTTTGTGGTTGTACCAACGTCGTTATCTACATGAAACCAATCAGACCCCACACCAACGTAGAATCTTTCGGGTTTACTAGGTAGTCTCTTCAATAACTCTTCGGTCTTTGTCAAAACTCTATGTCGTGCCTCTTCTAAGTCATAACTTTGTCCAACTTCATCAACCCAACCATATTTACCAAAATGTAAGTCAGTTGGGGAAAGTACGACGGCAAAATCACCTTCTTTTTGTGCCTTAGTACGCTTTACGGAAGCAGGTTTCCACTTTTGTGCTATTTCCAAGAAATCTTTTTTGACTGTCTCGTTAAAGTAGTTATATTTCATAGCATCTTTCTCAACTTGTCTCCATCTTTTACCTTCTGCCTTCTTAATAATTTCAATTTTACGCATGGCTAGTATTTCGTCAACCAAATCATCAACGGTGTTACCTTCTATCTCTTTATCCGTAAATGGTTGCATACCGTGAGTCCATTTGTTAACTCTAACGTATTCACTTACCCAAGCAGGCGGCATTTCAAACTCTCTAGCCATTTCTTCAATTGTTAAGTTACCTCCCGCCTCAGAATATGCTTTTTTCATGGCTCGGTGTTTTTCACCCTCCACTACATAGAATCCATCTATCGCTTCCATCACTACTAAGTATTTATCTGCCGCTTCATCGTGATATACCTTTGTTCGGTTGTTAACAACATTATGATACTCTTCTTTATCCTTAAATGGGCTATTTCCTTCCTTCATCCACCTTTGGATGGCAGAACGCCAAGCATTCTTTGAACGCTTTGGTTCAACTTCGTGTAGAAACTCAGCAAACTCACTAATATTACTAAAACTTCTATCTTTCGCAAACTTCTCGATGAGGTCTTTGCCTCCATGCACCCTTCGCATAAACAAGGATAAATTGAAGGGATATATAAGTATTAGCATAATAATTTCTATTGTTTTGGTCTTTTACAAAATAAATAAACCGCTAGACTGCTAGGCTGTCTGTAATTATTTTTATTTCTTCTATAATATGTTTGGTAAACCCCCTTACCCTCTATTAGTTAACGTAGTTAACTTCTCTACATTAAAGAAAAAAATAAAAAAATAAAAAAAAATAGAGCAGTAAAGCGTTTTATTCTTTCAGTAAATCACAAAAACATTAAAAAAAATAAAAACGAAGTATTAAACGTCAATTATACCCTCGATATGATATGGCCGAGCGTAGCAGGTGGAATATATTTCGTGGTAACACCAAAAAAGAGAATCCTAATCCAATTATACAAAGAGCAGGTATGATGATTGAGCCTTTCAATCAAGTAGCAGGTGTACCCGATATTGTACGTGATACTGAAAGATTGAGAAAAGACAGCAACCACGATAATGAGTTTGACCTTTACGATAGTATGTTAAAGTTAGACCCCGAATTGAACGGTGCGGTTCGTGCGGTATCTCTTACGGCCAATAACTATGAAATAAATTACTCTAATGGTAAAAACTCACAAATAAGAGAATCTATACGTGAGTTAGTAGAAGATACTCTCGACTTTGATGACATTATGATAAATGCTATGCGAAGTCTTATGGTCTACGGTAATGACATCAACAAAATAGTAGGTAAAGAGGGTGTAGGTATCACAGACATACAAAGTTTACCGATAAAACAAATAACAATCGTTGATGAAAGAGGTGGCCTAGGTTCTTACTTCGTTGCTGATGAAGATAACCCCGTTATCGAGGCTAAGACGTATATGCTTAGAGAGGCTACTTCTTATGAACGTGCTATTCCTAGAAATGAAATACTACACATAAGGATAGATTATCGTTCTAATTGGTTTACCGATAATAAACTACGCAGAACGTATGGTGTGTGGGGCGCAAGTAGATTTACGTCGCTAAAGCAACCAATACGCATGAAATATAACAGTATGAACAATCGAGTTTCTTTAGAGGACTCAATGACAAAGCAGTTTATTACAATTGACAAATCTGCTATCGAACACATACAAGACCCTGCTGAACAGGCACAAAGACTTCAACATATTATGGATGAAGTAATTACTCTATTCGAGGGACTGCGAGGCGACCAAATACCTGTTCTTCCTCATTACGTAGAATTACATCACGTAGATGTAGGCAACAGTTTGCCAAACAATACAGGCTTCCTCGACACAATTAACGCAGACATAGCGGCTGTACTACAAGTACCAAGAGTAGCAGCAGGTCAAGAGAAAGGTTCTACCTTTGCTGCAACATTCAACGCTAATCTTTGGGCTGTCCAAGCAATCAGCCGTATGCACAGAATCTTGAGTGAATCAGCAACAAAAATGTTTATGATACACTTAGACTTGTTAGGTATCTCTTACCGCAAACAAGATTTGCCTACAATTAAGTTTGAGGCTATGGATAGCGAAACGCCACTAAATATAATGCAAAGAACCGTTATGGGTTACAATGCAGGACTTCTTACACTAAACCAATCTTTTGATTTGCTTAACCTACCAACCATAGGTAAAGAGGGTGATGAAAGAAAAATGACAGAAGCACCAAAGCAAGTAGGGGATTTACCAAGAGAAAACTCACAGGATGGTGCGAGCGACCTTGTTGACTGATAGTTTAATTTTAGGCTTAATATATTTCTTTTGTGGTGTACTAGGTATTATATTAAGCAAAGTATTAATAAGACATACGGGTGGTGGTAATAACATGGCTCAGATGAAAATGACTAATCCAAATGAGACTCTAATGCTAACTTTTGGTATGGGAGTAGTTATGGCGTGGGTTATAATCGCTGCGGCTGCTTCATATTTCAGCGTAGTTGAACAACGTGATATATCAGATTCACAATTGACAGTAATTGGTCTGCTAGGTGGGCCTGCACTTTTGATTATAACAAGTGTCTTAGATTTATTTAAGGGTAAAGAAAGTGCTAAAATTGCAGTATTGCCGGATAGACTAAATGCAGATATTAATGATACTGACGCAACTAAAAATCATACTAGAAAACTAGAGGAATTAAAACTACAACACGATTTGGATATGGAAGCCATGCAGCAAAAACATACTTTAGATATGGAAGCGTTTCAAATTACTAACGGAAAAACAAAGGAGGCAAAGAAATGAATAGTAGCATTTGGTGCGGCTTTTGTACTCTAGGTAATTGTTGGGAATGCCCCGAAGGTCAAGAGTAGGTTAATAAGACATTCCTTAACTGAAACATATCATGTCGTGTGGATGCGGTTGTAGTGGCGAAGTAGTGGCATACGAAGAATGGGATGAAGAAGATGTTACGGCTGCCGAGTATCAAGGGCGTAGCGTTACGCTCAATAAGCCTTTTCGTACAAAAGGCGGTGCTAAAAAGTTCGCAGTTTATACTAAAAATGGTAGCGGTAATGTAGTCATAGTAAGATTTGGCGACCCTAACATGGAAATAAAAAGAGACGACCCTGCTAGAAGAAAAGCGTTTAGGTCTAGGCATAATTGTCAAAGTCCCGGCCCAAAATGGAAGGCACGTTATTGGTCTTGTAGACAATGGCGAGGCGGTAAAAAAGTAGAAGCAGAAGATGGTAGCCCATGCGGTTGCGGTTGTAATGATGAAAATGCAGAAGCGGCTGAACCTAGACCTAACGATACAGAATCACACGATGAATACATGACACGATGTCAAGAAGCAGGTTACTCTAAAGAACAATGTATGAAAGCACATGAAGGACATGAGTTTTCAGAAAAAGCATACTACGATGACGATAAGAAAAAAGCGGCAGAGTGTGGTTATGGTGAAAAGATGATAGATGGTGAGTGTAAAAGAGTTGCAGTTACCTTAGAATTAACTTTAGAAGATGTCGAAGCAAAACTTATCGCAGAAACAGGAAAAACCGTTTATGAAATAAGAGGTATAGCATTCCACGAAGGTATGAATAAAAACAATTGGTCTTTAACCGAAGAAGGTGCAAGAAGTGTTGCACAACAAATGAAAGATTCAGATTTGACACTATATCATCCGGCAGCAAATGAAAACGGTGCGGGATTTACAAGAAATGAAGAAGGAATAGAAGAATCTAACGTCGGTAGGATAGTTGGCGCTTCTTTCTTCAAAACAGATAATGGCTACGAAGTAAGATATGTAGCACACGTTACTCAAACAGAATTATTCCCAAGTTTAGCATCCGGTCTATGGAAAGAAGATGGGTACGGCGTAAGCATTGGTGGTTCGGGTATTCCTGTATCAGCAGACGAAAACGGACTTGTATTCGGTGAAGATTTCACTTTCGACCACTTAGCGTTGGTAGTAAAACCCGCTTATGAGCGAGCAAATGTAGAATCTATCGAAAAAATAGTAATCGAAGAAGAAATGATAGCAAGTGAGCCAACCTTTATAGGTCATTCAATTGCTGACGTTAATCAACCAACGGTGAAAAGTATGACCGAAGAAGAAAACATAGAAACAAATTATGAAGCACAAATCGAGGCTATGCAGGCTGAGTTAGTTTTGGCTAACAGCCGTGTCGCTGAGTTCGAGGCTCAAGTGGCCGCAAAAGCAGAAGAAGAAAGAATGACTTTAGTTACTAAAGCATCTGAGTTAGGAATGTCCGGCCATGATGACCTTTCTACTCCTACACTAGAAACACTTATCGCATCTTGGGAAGAAGCGCACCCTGCGCCAACTCCTGTTGAGATGACACCTATTGCATCTGAGACAAAACCTGTCGAAGCAGTAGAAGCATCAGAAGCGCCACAAGTAGCAAACTACTTGAATGGAAGAATGGTCGCAAACGATGAAGCAGTTTACGCAAAGGCATTTAACCTTTGGGCTAACACATGGAACAAAACACTCGCAGGGGCAGAAAGAACAAGAATGTCTGCACCTTCGTACAATGACATCAAGGAGATGAGATAAAATGGTAGCATATTCAGGAAACGACCCCGTACACGTAGTTGACATACAAGAAACATTCGCAAGCAAAGGACTAGTAGTTAAATATCACGCAAGTGGTATTCTAATGACTGCATCAGTAGACGATACACCAATCGGCTACACAATGGCAGAATCAAGTAGAGATGCAGATTCAGCATTGGAAGCAGCAGGAACAGGAACAGTATCAATCCTTCCTCTTGACGGTATTTGCTATCTTAAAGCAGGTGCAGCAATTGCTTCACCTAAGTTTGGATTACCTATCTACCTTACACAAACAGCAGGATTAAATGGATGTGTTGATGACGACGCATCTAACTCAGCAACCTTAGTAGGTTACTACTTCGGTGGAGAAGGCGCTATTGCAGCAGGAGATTACATACCTGTATCTTGTTAGATATAGTAGTAAATTATAGGAGATGAATGATATGAACAATACATTAGAAGAAATATTAAACCCAACAGCAGCAGTCGGCCCATTTTCAGTTGGAGATGCAGTCTTAGAGCAAACTCTAAGAGACTTTATCCAACTACAATCTAACACAATCGCTATCGCAACCGATTTAGTCGGTGTTCGTAGCGTACCTTGGTTAGAGTTTAAGTGGTACACAGGAGTAGTAGGTACATTTAGTTACCCACTCGATGATGTCGCACTAACAGACCCAACCAACCTAGGAACAGCAAACTACACAACCAAACTCGAAAAGGGTCAAGGTCGTGTTACTTTCCTAGACGCAGTAAGACTACGTGGTGAATCTTTCGAGAACATCGACCGTCAACAACTTGCTATCGTAAGAGCAAGGGCTGACACAATCGACAACCACATCTTAGCAAAACTTTACGGTGGCGCAGGCGCAACATCAGTTGCTTGCACACAAGTATTCGGACACGCATCTGCTGATGAAGAAGGCGACATACTAAACTGTATGGACAACATCTTCGCAGAAGGTAGAGTAAGCGGTAACGAGCCACTTGCACTAGTATTACCTGCTGACGTAAGAAGTGCTATCCTAAATACAACACTATACGGAAACGTAGTAGAATCACTAGGCGACCACTTGGCTAGAATCGCATCTATGTCTATCTCTTACACAAGAGATTACGGAAGCGGCAACGCAATCGGAAACGATGCACTAATGCTAATTCCGGGCGCAGATACAGCCGAGTTCTTCACATACAACGGTGAAGGTTTCACAGAAACAGAATTAACAAGATTGCCGGGCGTAGGTTACGATTGGCTTCTTACTTCTTACATGGGTAGCGTTATCCACGAACACCAAGATGGCGCATCATCCGGTACTAACAGAAGGATTCTAAAGTTAACCGGAGTCCGTGCTTAAATACGGGCGGTGGTTAATTGCCTAAAGAAACTAAAAAGACTTCTACTAAGAAGGCTACAAAGCCAAAGGCGGCTGCAAAGAAAAAGCAGCCGTCTAAGGCTAACCTTGCTACCCAACTAAAGGATGCAGGTATATTGTTGCCCGAATCAGCAGATGTAAAAGAAATGGAACACCGTTTGAAACATTGGAAAGCCGGAAAGGGTTACTTGGTGAGAGTTCATCGTAACGCAGGCTCAAGATATGTAGGGCATCCTCTAGCATTACTAGATTCACCTAGAAAGGCATTGTATTGGCTTCCACCAAGCGACATGACTGATAGGATAATTGCTACACAAAGAGTAGTAATAGTTGGTCGGTCGGAGAAACCTTCATCAAACACCGTATTCATAGACGTACCATTGGACTATGAGTAGAGGTGTATGAATGTCATTTGATGTAGGAGAATTAGTAGTAGACGAAGAAGCAACCGTACTCGACACTAATATATCTGCAAGACAAATAAGAGACTTACTTAACAGACCAAGAGGTTTGAACGGGGCTACTATTGTCGAGTATCTTAACATACGTATTCCCGAAGTACAAAAGAAAGTACGTAGAGCAAATTATGTAGGGGTTAACTCTACAAATGCACCACTTACTGCACACATAGAAGGTGCAATTAAGTTTATGGTATGTGTTGATTGCTTAAGAGTACTCATAGATACCATACCTTCTGTTGTTCCCGAAAAAGAACAGGGTACAGCAGATATTCGTTATAATCAACAGTTAGCCTCATTTGAGAGGCAAGCGAAGTCGCTATTAAGTGCAATAGAAGAGAAGGGCGGCACAGCATTTTATACAAAGGCCACAGCCGCAAAAACAAGCGGTACAAAAAGTGGCGAGTTGTCCGGTTCTCTCTCTTCGCAATAGAGGTGAGGTAAATGGGAACGAAAACATGGAACGGAAGTCAATCGGAAGATTTTGAAACTCCTGCTAATTGGACACCTAGTAACGGTGCAAATAATAATGAACCCGAAGCAGGTGATGATTTAGTTTTTGACAACACTTCT